CTCTTTTTCGAGCTGTTCTACTCGTTTTTGTCTTTCGATTTCTTCCTTCCTTTCGTTTTCCCTCTTCTCAAGAAATTCTTCTAGCTGATCATGTGTTAAGAATTTTTGTTCTTCATTCTCGCTAGGCTTTTGTTCTGTTTTTGGAGGTCAGAAAACGTCCTTAAGTTTTGTAAGAGGTTGTTCTAGTTCTTCTAGTTTAGCTCTTAATTCTTTAGCACGTTCCCTTTCTTCCTGAAGAGCTTTATTAAGATTTTTAATTTGCTCATCAGATTTACTAACCTCTTTAACTGGCTCTTGTTCGTTCGCTTTAGGCTCTTCGGCTTTTTCAGTTTCCTTACTTTCGCTAGCTGGTTTAACGTCTCCAGACGGTACTTCTTCAGAAGGTTTTTGGTCGGAAGATTCCCCTGCCCCTTCAATGGCATTTTCTACTTCCTTTTTTAATTCGTCGTCCATATTGATTCACGCCACATACTTATAACATTGTTTTTAACGTGACAACGAACACGATTAAGTATAAGCGCAATTATTATTGATAGCTTATTTGCTATCTTTATTTTTAAATTGTTTTAATCTTGTTTTTACAACCTGTTCAGAAACCTCCTTAGCTCTTTTTCAGTATTTAGTTCAATAATTAGATTCTTTTAGTTTCGGATAAGATCATGTCTTTCACTTTTGATCTCACTTTTTGTAATCAGATCATGGTTGTGTTTTCATGAATATTTGCTCCGCTTCTTTTTCTGCACTTTCCATCACTTCTTTTTTTTCATTATTGTACTTCTTGTCCAATCACATCCTTCTTCAAATTTCTTTTAAAACTCATTTCATATTTATATTCATAATCTTTGACGTTCTGATTCAATGTGAGCGTCAAATAATTCTCTATTTTTATTATAGTCATCTGGGAATTCATCAACGAATGCTATGTGCAAATCTGTATGCTCTTTAACTAACATAGACTCTGGAGTCTCTGGTATTTGAACTCACATTGCCATTTGATTGTTTTCACTATCAGCAAGAGTTGCTGGGTCTGCTGGAGCATTTCACTCTGAATGCGCTGCATTTTGTTTGATTAACTCCTCACTCATTTCGTCTTTTCTCTTCGCATTTACTCTTTCCATTATGTCTGAGATATTAGATAATGATAGTTTCTCCAAAACTGTTTGTGTGTCGATTATTCATAGCTCAACCATTTTCATCATTCTTTCAAATTTTGCTTCTTCACTATATGCTATTTCTGGAACTATAACAACCTTTACTTTTGCTTTCCTCTTGATCCTGACAACTCATTTCATATCTGGTCATTCTTTTCATACAAATTTAACTTCTTCTCATTCTGAAAATATTGTTTTTGAAACTATTCAATATTCAGATATTATATCAAGTATAAATTCTCACACTTCTTTTAGAAAATCCTCAAGATTTTCAACTGGTTCTGAAACAACTGCAGCATCTGCGGCCTGTAATGCTTCTATTCATTTTCATGATTGTAATGATCCTGGATTTCTTCACAACGAAGCCTCTCTTTGTCATCATAACTCCTCTAACCATTTCTCGATATTTGAAGTGTATGTTATTGGAGTATATGGTAATGGCTCAAGTCTCATTTGCTCTGGCTTTACATTTCATTTATAGTATATCTTTTCAGATCACTTGTCTGTGATTGACGATACCTCAACTCATTTCTTTATTAAGTATTTTCAACCAAGCATTCTGTGGATATATCATTCTATTGCAGATGCTGTCTTATCTAAGCTCTTATTAAGTGATATTAAGTCCTTGATCCATGGATCACTATATACTGAGTTAAAATTTCTTTCTGGATTATATACAAAAAATGGAAACCTGTTAAATTTTGGATTGTAAACATCCAATATATATCATTTACATGTTACTATTTGTCTTATTTTAACTTTTCAATTTTCTATCCATCTTAACCATATGTCTTTTACTATAACCGTATCTAGTTCTCTACTTTGTCATGTGCTTTTATTTGTTCTCTCCTTTTCCAATAAATCCCAAAATTCAGATTCTCACTCTTTGTTGTCTGGTGAAACTTCTCAGTCTTTTCATAGGACTCATGAGTATTTCTCCTTTAACGTTGACACTGGCACTGGGTATGAAACTAATATAAACCTTCATTTTCTATAATCAGTTGATGATGGATCAAACAGAACTTCAAACGAATTCTTTACCACAGCCTCAATTTCTGGTCACATTCATGTTATATTTGAAACTCAAACTTGCAATATTCAAACAGATGTTTTTAATGAATTAACAATTATATCTGTCATCAATCTCTTCATTGAAAGTGAATCGTATTCATTCTGCAATATCTTATTAGATGCGATAGCCTCTTGCATCGCTTCATCAGATCAGTCTTTTGGTGAACACTGCCATCTTGGTTGACTTCTTTTTATAAAATTCTTAACACCCCTTATTTGTGATCTTATTTTGTTTACAGTTCTTCTTATTTCTCACTCCTCTACTGGTATTTGGGCTATTTTTCATAATGATTTGTTGTAGTAGACCCAATGATCTCATCTCACAAACCTTTCATTTATATACCAGTCTTTATGTAATTTTAGTATTCAGTTTTTAGTCTCATCATAAAGAGTGTCTACAAATGTTGATACATTTTCATTTTTTCATTTTGATATTTGATTTCATCTTAGAAATTTTAAATCAATCATATTTTATTTTGGATTTCTTTTTCCAGTTGTCTATAAAGAGACTCGGTTAATGGGCAGAACATTCTTATGTCCACTCAATTCCTTTTTTTTGTTGGAAAAACTAATCTTATTTTTTGAGGCTCATTTAGTCTTGAAAATATTCAAATCCCTCATAGAAAAAGACAATCATCTAAAACTATTTGAGCGAATCAAATCAATCACTTCTCTCACGACACTTTATTTATTTTTATTTTAGTTATCGTCATATTCGTTTATTTCTTTTTTTAAAGCCGTTATTAATTCCTTTTCTGGAACCTCATCTATCGACATAACGTTGTCAGATTTTTCGTCTGGCTCTGTTCACATTCAAGACAAATACGATATTGTTCATATAAATTTGTCTAAACTTGAATTCATTCATTCTGACATCTGCTTAACAATCATTACTGATGTTACCATTAATCAGATGCAGACTATTCATAATATTATTATTGAAACCATATTTTTATTCTGAGTCAGTTATTCAAACTTCGCTTGTTAATAGTATGCTTGCAGCAGAAACGGCGTTTAGAACTTCATTTTTTACGCATTTTGCTGGATCGATAATTCAGCTAGCAAATCAGTCACAATATTCTGAAGTAAGAACATTAAAACATTTTTTATTGTTTGATTTTTCTATCTCCTTCTCTATTCCTGACGGGTTTAATCATGCATTAATAATTATTTGTCTAAATGGAGATTTTATTGACTCTCTGACTATTTCGTATCATATTCTTTCATCTTTAGACATTTTTTTTACATTATCATTCATCATGTCTGATATTTTTAGTAGAGATGTTCATGCTCACAAAACAACTCACTCATCTATTGCTGATTTAACTGCATTTATTGCATCTTCAACTCTATACTTTATTTCTGTCTGTTCAGTTTCTGAATTTGTTAAAATCTTTATGTTAGCAATTTTTCATGTTAATCTTCCAAGTCTTTGTTTTAATTTTTCTATTTTAAATGTATCTTTTTCAGACTCTAATAATGCCTTTACTTCATCTTGTCTGTCTTTAACGTCTCAATTTGCTCATACCAAAATTGTGTCGTCCTTTGATGCTACAACAGTATCGCATGTTCAGAAATGTTCTATATTAGCCATTTTAAGCTTTACAGGACAATCATCTCATACAACTGTTGCTCATGTTTTTTTTGCCAAGTCGTACAACAGGTCTCTTTGGTAGTCTCAAAATGAAGACATTTTAACTGGTATAACTGAAAACTTATCTTGTAAATGGTTTCATATTAGAAATGCTAGTGCAGTTCATTCTATAGCGCTTGCAATTAATAATATGTTTCTTTTTTGTGCTTTTAATGAGTTTTGAATAACATCTAATAACTGTGATTGCATGTCTAATTTATCTGTAGTTATTATTATTACTGGATTTTCCAACCTAGATGTTAATCTTTTCCTGTCATTAATAACTAGATGTGATTCGTATCATGAATCTATTTTAATTCACTCTATGTATTCAACATCTATTCATTTTCACATTCATCATGAAACTGTTATTACTCAATCTTTTCAGACTGATTTTATTGTATCTGATATTATTTTTCAAAGTTCTTTGTCGTTGTTTGCAGATATTATAGATATATTTTCTCTATCTGAATCTGTTTTAATGTCTTTCTTTGTTTGTTTTATAAAGTCACAAATTTTCGATGATGCATAATCCATTCATCTTTTCATTAAAACTGGATTTATTCATGATTCAATTTCCTTAGCTCATCTTTTTACTATACTTCTTAGTATTGAAATTGTTGATGTTGTTCAGTCTCATGCCTCTCTATTTGTATTTTCGGATGCTTCTCTTGCAAGCATTACTCACATATTCTGATATTTATTCTTTAACATTATTTGACTTGCAACAGTGACTCAATCTTTAGTAATTGTAGGGTATGAAGATTCAGTAAAAATAACATTTCTTCATTTTGGTCAAAGCGTTGACACTACTGCATCTGCCAGAATATCAACTCATTTAACAAATTCGTCTCTAAGTTTTTTTCAAAATAATAAATCTTTATACATTTTTTGTTATGCTACCAAGTACATCGTCTTTGTCAACGAAATATACTTGCTCGCCATTATATTCTAATAAAAATAATGCGTATTTTCATACTATGACGAAGTCTCAAGTTTTATAATCCTCGTCTCAATCAATTACCTCACAAGATACTAATATTTTATCCTCGTCTGTTTCTTCAACTATAATATCTTGAGATATTCTAGTATCTGTTGGTTTCTTAAGCAACAGTAATCACTTCTTCTTTTTTATTTCCATCTTCGTTTTGTACAAATGTATTCTCTACTATTCTAATGCTAGGAATAACCTCTCATCATTCGACTAATACATTTGCAGCGTAAATTATAAAATTATATTTTTTTAATAATTGCTGCAATTCATTTTCGAACTCAGCTTTTTTGTCCGATTTCAACGATCATGTTGATCATGATGCGTTGATTGTCTCTGCTTTGATTTCTACGTCTTGTTTCATAGTTTTTTATAAATCCATATCTGTTATTATGGATGGTTTTAATAATCTTTGTATATCTTTTTGTATCGGTGTCATTTTATCTTTTGGTGTTGGTGGTTCGTGTAAATAACACATTACTAAATATCTAAGAGCGTCAACTGCGTGATCGTCCTTTTTTACAACCTTTTCAGGATTATCATTTGTTATAGCTTGTCTTTCAGTCTGATTCTTATATCTATATTTTTGTATTTGTCTAACAAGATTTGGACACTTGTCAATAAATATGTATAATCTAGATTTTCAATCTTTTTGTATTTTAAATAGTTCTCTTATTCTTGTTATAGAAGCATCAACGTCATTGTTTCATGGCATAAAATCAAATCAGTTGTCATAAAACTCTTGTATAACAGAATATGGTATTTCTCAAGATTCTGTGTCCTTTGTTCTGTTTTTATTTTTTGTACTTGGATCTATGACCTTAACTTGAAATGCCCTATCTACAGTATATCTAACCTCATCCATTGACATATTGTCAGTGTTTCAGATATAATTTCTAAAGAAGATTCTCATATCTTTTGACGCTGCTGATGGTATTGCTGGTTTATAATACTCGTCTATTATATACAATATTCAGTCTTTGTATGCAGCGATAAGTCAGCAGTTTGGATTTGATTGTCAAAAGTCTAGTGAAAGCGCCATTTCTGCTCAACTTATTGAAAATGATGGTATTAGATGTATTGATGGATCAAAGTCACAATACTGTGGTCAAAATATCAACCTGCTTCACGCCTCCTTAAATTCTATCTCCATTTCTCTGTCCCACTTTGCCTGAATACTTATTTTCCTTTTTTGCATGTTATACCATTCTCTTCACTGTCTTTCTGGATCTTTATCTGGATCTGAACTATAATGTAATGCTAGTACTGGATATTTGTTATTTTTATTTTCCCAAAATTTAACTCATTTTATTATTTCCTTTCATGGAAAATCTTTATATTGCATATTAATCGTCTTCTATTTCATCAAAGCACGCTTTTTCAAAAAATGTATTTGCAAGAGCAGTGCTAAGAAGTGTAACTTTTCATGTTTTTCATATAGCTGGTAGAGCAGCTTCAAATGCTCACTCTGCTTCGTTTTGGAACGCAGCCTCATCCATTAGTAGTCATGACAATGTCTGCATACGAACCTGATCTCTTCACTGAGGAACTCATCTTATTTCTGATTTTATAGCTGGAAATGATAACTTAGCAGAACTTTCTTGCTTCTTTTTTGTTTTTCATTCCTTGAGTTCTATGAATTTTCAGTTTTCATAATACCTTTTTAGAAAATCTGGTTCGTTCTCATATAGTATCTTAGCTCTATTTACTAAGTCTATAGCATCGTCTTCTTTCTTTGACTGAAAGAAAACAAGTTTTCATTTTCTAAACTGTGCTAGCCATAAATATAATCACACAAAGATCCAGCTTCACATATGTTGTCTAGACTTAGGGACAAACAAAACTTGATGTTCAAGCCATTTGTCTATAACTATTTCTAGATATTTTTTTCTTGGGAAATTTTTAAAGACCTTATTTTCTGGGTCATCTGAATCCAGAGTTTTTAACCAATTAAAAATAAAGTGTTTTGGATCTTCCTTGCATCTATACCATTCTAATTCTTGTAGCGCTGGAGATCTTTTTAATTTTTGTAAATATTCTAAACTTAACATCTTTTATATTATGTCCTAAAGTCTGGATTAGGGGCTTTTTCTGTTTCGTCGTTGATCCAGACATGCACTTTCATATATTCCTATTAGCTCAGGATATATAATGAATAGTGAAAAAATCGACTACTTTCCCCAGACTCTAGGACGCAATTATTATAATTTTTTTCTAGATTTTTTATACTTTGGCCTTACTGATTCAAGAACTATAACAGCAAGTTGTCATAATGACAATCTCTTCATCTTCTTGATTGTTAAGTCTTTCAACATATATTATAGTTCGTTTAATATTTGTTCTTTTAATTTTTGTCTTTCTTCTTTTGATAGTATTTCTACTGGCACAGAATCTTGTTCTCAATCATCCAATGGTTCATCTATAACTGGTTCTTCGTTTTTCTTATATCAACACAACTCCAGATATTCTCTATACGCTCTAAGTCTTGTATTCCAATCTGGAGCTTCTGAAGTGAATTCTCATCTCTTGTTGAATATTTTTCTGGTTGCAGCCATTGCCTCTATTAATTGCTTAACTATATATTCTTTGTCAAGTCATAATTTTTTTCATATAAACGAAAAAGATCATTCAACAAGTTCTATATAATTTCTTACATATTTATTTTCAAGTAATTTTGATGCATTTGTTTTTCAATCCTTCACATCTCAGTATACTTTTTCATATGCTTCTTTTGCATTGTATCTGCATTTTACATATTCTTCACAGAATTGTTTTTGTTTTTCATTAAGTCTAATCTTGTCCATATTATAGATATATTATTCAATCTTCATTTAACTCTTCCAATCATTTTAATTTTTTATATTCTTCTAGTCTTTCCAAATTATCTTCAACTCATTTATTTTCTATCCATTTATAGAAGTCAACTTCTTTATATATAAAAAATATATTATTTCATTCAAGCTTTTTAATCATTTCCCTATCCTCATTAAACGACATTCAGTATCATTCTATTATTACTCATTCACTTTTGCTTTTATGATATTTTACAAGTTTATTATTGTATTGAGCGAATTTTAATGACTCTAGTTCTTTTCAATCAACTTCTCACCAATGCTTTGGATCTGGAAAGTCTCAGTATTTATATCATAATTTTATTCAAACGCTGTTATATACATCGTCTGTGTGAATTATATCAAATCATGTTATCAGTGAAAGTTTTCTAGCCAATGTTGTCTTTCACGCAGATGGTATTCATCACACCATTATTATTTTCATACTTTTTTAAAGTGAATTACGAATCTTGGAATTTTGTCTCATTTTTGGTCTACTGATTTTCAGTAATATATAACTTCAAATCATTTTGCCATTTCTTTTATTCTTTCTAAACTAGGAAAGTAGCATGGTTCTTCGTCAACTCATCTGCTATATTTTTCTAGTTCATGATCTTGAGATAGTCATCATTCCCAGATTAACAAACCTCACTCATTTAATAATTCATTAACTATATTAAAAAACTCTTCTTGTCTTTCTCTGAAATAATGAAAAGTCGAAAAACATGTAACTGCATCAAATTTTCACTTTATTTCTTCATCAAATATTGAATTTATTTTAAAGTCAATATTATTTATTTTATAGAATTCCTTATATCAATTTGCTATTTCTATTACATTCTCTCAAGCTCATCACTTCTTATCAACATCTATTCATGTTACATGTTTTGCTCATGCTTGACTAAATCTTATTGGGAAGTATCATGTATTACATCAAACATCTAGTATTGTCAATCACTTTGGGTTAAAATTTATAGCATCTAACTTTTCTTTACTCCTTGAATTTTTTGCTATTCAGCTAATGTCTTCAAAATTTTGATATATAGTTCTCTTCTTCAACTCTTCTATGTTTTGCATTTTTTTAAAAATAATTCTTTATTAAATGTTATTAACTCAGGCTCTGTCTCATATCTCTTGTAGAAGTCAGGATTTTCTTTTGACATTTCTGAATCGTATTTTTTTTGTCTTTCTGATTTTATCTTAATATCTTCTTTGTTCACATATCAATAATGGTGAAGTATATAATCAGTAATTATTCTATTTTCATAGCAATAAACTGGAGCTGATCAACAGTGTATATTCCTATCGTAAAATTTATATCAATATTCTGGTATGTACTTAAACAATCTTATATTAAATTGATTTCAAAACGCTCAATCAATCCTTACTTTCTCTTTATCTCACCAGTAATGCGCTATTCTAAAGTCTATTCATATATTTTCATTCAATAATCATAGCACATTCTCTAGTTTTAACTCAGGATCTAGTATTTCGTCAGCATCTAACGGTATTATTCAGTGAGGATTTTGACTTATAGCGTAACTTGTAGTTCTTTCTCTTAAAATATTCTCTTTTTCTCAAAACAATCTTTTGTCATGATAGTATATTTTTGTCTTTTCGTCTTTTAGTTCGTCTAATTCTGCCATTGTTTCAAAATTAGATCAATCACACACTATTATTATTTTGTCAACAAACGATTTTTTAAGATATCATATCGAATCTTTCAAATATCTACCATTTTCATCTCATACTATCATCGTCGCTATTATTCTGTTGTCGTCTTTCCACTTATCTTCAAATATCTTTTTTCATTTAAAGTAGTTTTGTTTCCATATTTCTCATTCTGTGTTTACACTATCTTTTCATTCATGCGTTGCAAGTGCTCAAGATATTGCTATATTCCATCATCTTCTAGTTATATTTTCACATATATCATTATCTTCCCACATGAAGAAGTAATCTTCATCGAATCATCATATTCTTTCAAATATTTCCCTTCTTATAGCCATCAAAGAACCATTAACTCACCATTCAGTTTCACTACATTTGGCTCAAACGAGCCCGACAGAGCTGTCTTCGAATTCTTTTAACATTAATTCGATATCTCACTTGAACAGCTTAACGTCGTCGTTTATAAAAATTATAAATTCTGAATTAGATTTGTTTATATTTGCTCAGTAATTACATGCAGCAGCAAATCAACCATTTTCTTTGTTAAAGATTCTTTCAATAACTCTAAGATTTACAGTGTCAGATATTATCCATTCAAAAGAGCTAAAGGTAGATTTTAAATCTCTAGTAGGTATTACCACATCTACCTTTCATTTGGTATATTCATATCAGTATAGATTACTACCAGTTATTTCATTCTTTGGGTACTTTAATTCTATTATATTAATTATATCAACTTTATCTATATATCTATTTAGATCTTTCTCCATCAATATTCAGATCGATCAATCTCTATGTTTTACTATATACTTATTCATATGTAATATATTATATATTGCTCCGATTGGACGTGGTTCACCTAAAAGCCTATGCTAATAAGTTTTAACACTTTAACCTTCTTAGGGATTCCAGTTGATATTAATCGATTTAATTTCGTATCAACCCTTGATTCTCTCCTGACTACTCGCTATCTTGAGGTCAGGGTTCGTTCTATGTCACAATCAAGTTTAGGCGTAATGACATAGACACCGAAAAAGTTGTATTGCTCCGCGTGGGACTGGGACTCCTTTTTCATCGTATCTTTTAAAGTCGGCATCCAGAGGTGGCAGTACGAATTATGCCTCTCACCATCCTCCAGTATTTAGGGGAATAAATTCCCAAGTTTTTAAATTATATTATTATTATAGCACGGTGTTTACAGCTTGTCAAGTTTGACAAATGTATATTTTTATGGTACAAATATCCCTATAAAATAAGGAGATCGTTACTTTACCATATTTTACTTATTTTGTCAAAAAATAAAAATAAATATTTTTTTTCATTTTTATATCATGCTATAATCTTTGTTTCTAACCATCCTAGAATAAGTCTGTTTATCGTAATATATCTTACCAAGATTCCAACTATATTTTATCCTAGATTTTCTCTTTCTTTTATTAACCTTTTTATAATGCATATTACACCTATTCTTTCATTTATATTAATAATAGCACACTTTAAAAAGCTTGTCAAGTTTGACAAAGATTTTAAAATATGTTGAAGAGGTATGAACTCAGAAAATGTTACACCTACAACATAACGTATTTTTTGTCAACCAACCTGGGATCTTAAAAAACAGGCTAAAAGAATGCTTTATATAAATGCCAGCGCCACTAATAATATATAGCCCCCTATAAAGTTAATAAACCATTGTCTTTACAAGCTTTCGGCTATATTTATGGTGTTATTTATTATACACACGTAGTAGAGGTAATTTATATAGGTATAAGCATAAGACTTGTTTTGTTTGGTGGGGGTATACCACCTAACCAGCCACTAGCCACATCGGATTGTGATTTGATTGGGTAATCCCCCCATAAAACAAGCCAAAGGGCAACAACAGGGCAAGACAAAAGAAAAAACTATTGTTATTTACTTTTTAATTCCTTTTATTGAATTGCTTTTTTTCCCTTTTATTTGTAGGGCTTTTTTACTCTTGACTTTCCTATTTATTTTTGCTATAATATTATTAGAAATTAAGCAGAGCAAAACTAGCCGAGCTTAATAAGAACTTTACAAAATAATGAAAGCAATTAAATAAATACTATTATGTTTTATTTAAGGGCTAATTCAAACTATGTCAATTAAAATTGACTACAAGGGCAAGAGCTACGAATTAAGCGATGAAATGGTGGCAAAGTTTTTTAGCCAAAAGGTAGAGAGAACAGCCACGATTAGAAAAAATCAGAGAGAGAGAGCAGATGGTAGCATAAAAGACCTTGTCAAAATGGCAATTGAGGGTGGTATATTAGAACCAATTGATGCCGTTTCCTTGCTAACAGAAAAAGACACAGAAAAGAACAGAGAGAACAAAAAAGAGCTTATCGTTAAATTGACAGATGCAGGATTGATTAGCAACGAAAAGACAGCCGAACCAACAGCCGATGACTACGAACAAGCATTGAAATCAGTGTTAGCAGGTGGTGGGCAATCCGACTTTTAGAAAACAGATGGATGAGCAGGGGAAACCTTGCTTATCAATTTGTTTTTTATAATTAACAATTTAATATTATGCTAACCTTTAAGTGTTTAATCGGTGGTATTTATAGAGATATAAAAGCCGACCAATCTGTAATCATTAACTTACCGGAGATTAGACAGATACTAAAAGCAAAGGAAAACAAAGCCAAGCAATCAATGCTTTACTTTTTAGAAAATCAATCACATTTTGCCGAGCTTTTAAAACTAAACGAAAAGGAAAGAACAGAAAAGGTAAAAGAATTGAGAGCAGAGATTGATGAAATAACCATAGTAGAAAAAGAACGATGGTCAATAATGCCAACATATTTAAAAGAGCAAGAGCAGAGAGCCGACAAAGATGCAATGTACTACAAAAAGAAAAAAAGATAAACAACAAAGAACAAGTCAATCAAAAAGGCTTGTTTTTTGTTTATTTATTTTTTTTTAAAAAATATTAAATTGTTTTTTTTAAATTAAAGATAGGTAGAAAT